AGCCGGGATGCGTACAAGAGGTTTGGCCGGGTTGAAGTCGTAGCGGCCCGAAATCCGACCGTTGAGAGAGCTGATGATCCATATCCAGCCGGCACACTCCCTTTCGGCGCCATTTGGCGATCTTGTCGGCGATTTCGCCAATCTCGGCCATCAGACCGAAAAGCATATAGGTCGCATTCTCGCAACTCGGCAGCCGCGTACTCATCGCGCGTGTCTGATATTCGTTCGCTCGCATAGTTATTTCTAGTTTTTTTGGTTAAACTTCCTCTCGACCAGATCGCATAAATCCAAGTACATCGCATCGGCATTCTCCGCCTTCACTCTCTCCCGGAACCCCGCTATATCCGACAGCCAGCAGCCGCAACGGACATAAATGCCGTCTTGCAGGTTGAAAAAGTAAACCTTGCTGCCAATCCGGGAGCCGAACCCCACAAAAGCCAGGAAAGGATAATCGCCGATATATTCGCCTTTATCTTCGAAGGAGCACCACTCGCCGAAAGAGCAACACTCGCCGAAAGAGCAACACGCGCCGAAAGAGCACTGCTTGCCGAAGGAGCAGCCCTTGCCGAAAGAGCACCACTCGCCGAAGGAGCACCACTCGCCGAAGGAGCACCGCTCGCCGAAGGAGCACCACTCGCCGAAGGAGCACCACTCGCCGAAGGAGCACCACTCGCCGAATATTTGTATATCACTGTAATCCCCCGAGGGGCATTGTTTGATTCCGTCGATCACCTCGAAGGCATCGAAATCCGCTTGTGTGTATTTTTTCATTTTCTTTAGTCCGTTAAATTCAATTCGATGATTCCGTCTATTTTACAATCCTCGATCCCGATACACTCCAACAGAGCCGGGATGCGTACAAGAGGTTTGGCCGGGTTGAAGTCGTAGCGGCCCGAAATCCGACCGTTGAGAGAGCTGATGATCCTACACAGCGACAGCACGATGTTGTAAGACCTTTGAGGAGCCTCCAACAGGATACAGCCGCTGATGGTCCGATACGCCTCGTCCGTCTTGTCGTTGTACTGCCGGGCGGCCCGGTCGTCGATCTTGCGAAGCATCGACCACGCGATGCCGTGAGCCTGCGTGACCAAAGTCTGGGCCTGCGTATAGCGGCGTTTGGTTTCATGGTGGAACAAGCCGGATGCCGTGAGTTCGGACTCAAGGTCGAGCATCGCGTAGTTCAGGCAGCCGACCAGCGTAAGCATCCGCACCGCGAGCGGCACGTACCGCTCGTCTTCCGGACGAGGACCCCGCGTAAGCAAGCGAGTGTTCATCCATGCCGTATGTTTAATCAGCATTGCCTGGCGGTAAGGAAGGTTGGTCATAATTTGACAACGATTGAGGTTCCGATTTGACGATCTGTTATTTTCCCTTATTCATTGTAGATTTCACGCGGATAGATGCTTAAATCGGAGATATGTATTCCGTTATCTTTTTCGAACTGCATCAGCAAGCAGGATATTTGGTCTTCAAGATGTTCCTTGGCATCTTTGACTTCAGATATCGTTTTAATTACAGGTTTCATGGTTAGCTCGGCAATTGGTTGGATCGAATAATAAGCGGAATTGAAACGGCGCATTGTGTATTTCGGATTTTGGGCTTGCGTAGAATCGCCTCCAGTTTGGGAATAAGGGACTGCAATTCCTCTACGGTCAATAGTCCGAACGGCTTGCCTGCGATACGTAAATCCATGCAGAATTCGTTGACCGGGGTAAATGAAGAATCAGTCGTATCGATACCGAGGCGTTGCATGCGTTTCAATACTGCCGAACGGGCTTTTCGTAGCCGTTCTTTGTGGTCTGCAATACTTTCTCCCCTCATTTTACCCGACTGCAAGCACTCGCACATATCTTCGTACTCCGTCGGCATCATCTCCCGAAGCGATGAAGTACGACCATCGGTGAATTGCAATACCAAAGTTTCCTTGTATCGGTCGAGGTCGATACCTTTCGCCTTGGCGATGGCATAGAACCGGAAGTAGCTACGCTTTTTCTTTGTCATAATCTTCGAAGGTTTGTACGCTGAAAAATCCGAGTTTGGGCCGTACGTTCATAAAGACCGGCATTCGACGATGGAGGGCGATGCACAACTCGATGCGTGCACCCTCGCTCTTCTCGTAATCGTCCAACAAGTAGATGGCGTCACATCGAAGCAGCAACGAGATATCTTTGCCTATGTGCTCCGCCCAGTCGGCCTCCAGTGGAAGGCCGTTGTCGAACGGGCTGACCGGTTCGAATCCGAACCGCCGTATCTTCTCCGCCGCACTTCGAAATTTGGCGATCGCCTCCCGGACAGGCAGTCCGGTGATCTTTCCGCTGATGTAAATTTTCTTGATGTCCATATCGTTTTGCATTTAAGGTTTATCCCCAGTATTTACGCGCACCTTCTTCGTAAATCGTACATTCGCCTGTCGGACCGATAAAACGGCCCTTACTGAAGGCTTTGTAACCTTCGACCCAGATTTTCAGCGAAGCGTCGTACATCACTTTGATCGCAGCACGTCCGTCCGGGCGTTTGCCGTCGGCATGGCTGACGAAAATCAGCAATTTGTTGCGATGCCGCTCCTTGAATGCGATGTATTCCTTGTAACTCATTTGGGTATATTGGAAAGAGTCGATGACAACGAAATCCCACGATCGAGGTTTCGATAGTCGTTCGTCCATTTCTTCGAAACTCATCGAATCGTTGTACTGAAAACGACTGCCGCATTCATCTGCCCGATAACGCCGAATAGCATCCTGTGTCGTTCCTCCGAGTCCCTCCTCCAACGGCAGATAAAGTACTTTGCCATGAGCGCACAGCGCCTTGCAAAAGGATACCACAGCCGAAGTCTTTCCGTTGCCGCTGTTACCCCAGAAGAACACCACACCCGTACGGTCGATTTCCCCCACGCAATCATCCCAGATGCCGCCCAAACGAATCGTGCGGCGTTTGATCGTCAGAACCTGTTTTGCAGATAGTGTCCGGCCCATTTGAATTGCTTTTGAACAAGACTATTTCTTGATTTCAGCGAGCTTTTTACTTTTGTGCACCGATTTCCGAACACGGCGCATGTCGTAATAGTCCCGCACTTGCTTTTTATCCCATGGATTTGCAGCTTTCGATACGACCGTGCGGGCATCTGCCAGCACGCTGGAGATTGCTGCTTCGGCATTCAGCCCGTTTGCCAGACATACGGCCGTCACCTCATGGCTGGTTGCGGGAGTGAGGTCGATGAACCGGCGTCCGATACGTGAAAACATCTCGTCATAACCCTTTTTGTCGTACTCCAAGCCGATACTCATCCGCCGCTTGATGTATTCGGTCGATAGAAAGATGATTCCGCAGCGTCCTTCGAGCGCGTTATAAATCGAAATGAAGTAGTAAAACACCGTATCCATCAACTTGTCGCCTTCGTCGAAGATGAGCAGCGGCCGATCGAGCACACGCAATTCATCCGTTACGGCTTGGAGTTTCTCCCGCAGGCTCGTCTGGGCGAGTTTGAGCCCTATGACGCGGGCCATTTCACGAATAAAGTCCCCGCGACGCATGTCCTCCGAACACGAGATAACGAACACGTTTTCATGCTTGGCAGCATAATCGTGCGCGGTCGTCGTCTTGCCGATACCGGCATTTCCTACCACCCATGACACGTTTTGATTCGCTTGCGCATCCTCCAGCAAAAGAAATAATTCCCGGTAAGCCGTCGTTTCGCAGACAGTCCATTCCTCCGGATTCACAGGAGAAATTTGCGAACGGATCCGCAGGAACATTTCGTCGCTGATGTTGTCGAATTTACCGTTCAGAATCGTACTAATCGTACCTGCACTGATACCGAGTGAATTCACCGCCTTGTTTTGGCTGGGATACTTGGATACATAGACCTGCAAACGGGCCTGAATATCCTTTTTCTCTTCGAGAGATAACTGTTTCATATTGGTTTGTAATCAAAAATTTACATTCGATTGAATATCGCCGTCGGATCGCAATCCAGATTGCTGACCGCCTTGGTATATTCGCCGACGGTCACCGGTTCGGAGTACTGCTCGGAAGGAACGACTACAACCGTATCGGCCAGGCGTTCGTACTCTTTTTCGCTGATGCCTTTGATCGCCGGTGTCCGCAGCCCGTGCTGTTCCGGTGCGACGCCGTGTTCCAGTTCCAACGTGTGCGCCTCGATTTGACGGCGCACCCGCTCACGTTTGTTCGCTTCATCGTTGTAGCGAATCAGCTCCATATCGCCTTCCTGTTGTTCCTGAATATTGCGGCGGACGGTGAGATAAGGATATGCTACGGTTTCGTAACGTAACCCCATCGGGGTCTGTTCGTAAAGCAATGCGCGATCCATGGACTTCGGATCGAAACGCACGAAGAATTCTCGGCCGGTATTCTCACTGCGCCATGCGTAATCGGGCGTACCATCGGAGGTTAATACCTCGTAAGTGTACTTGCGGTTTTGGTATTGAATCGTGATACCATCGGCTGTAAATATGCTCGGCCGCTCGGTCGTCAGCCAGAACAGATCGATCATATCCAATTCCGTTACGCGTTCCGTTGCAGGATTGACGCTCGTGCGGTACATCTCTTCGTGTGCAATCCCCGTCTGGTAGTGCTTCATCGCATTCCATTTGCTGCGGGCGACGGAGTAGGCCTCCAGCATCTCCTCGTAGGTGAACAATTTCTCCTTGTTCGCTTCGAGGAACTCCCGGTTGATCTTCCACGCCTCTTTCGAAGTGATGTTCCCGCCGGTGAAACGCCAATCCTCATGCAGTACCTGCTTTTGAAAGCGACCGAACACCGACTCGATACTTTTCGACGGAGCGTTATATGGTGCTGTCGGGCGATTGATGCGGCAGATATTCGCGAAGAACTTCTGAGCGATCTTGCTCCGCTGCCCGCCCTGATTGTCGGTAACGATCTCATACGGTTTGTGTCCGGCTGTTTCGATAGCCATACGGAAAGCCCGAAACTGAGCGTCGAAATTCTCCGTATCGCTGACCGCATAGCCGAGCAAGGTTTCGCTGTAAGCATCGATCACTTCGTACACCGACGCGGAACGCACCACCGTTTTGCCGTTCTCGACCGCCTTGTAGAAGAGGTTGAGCTTCGTTCCGTCACCGTACCACAGCGAATCGCGCATCGTCGGCATTTCGGTCTTGTTGCGGCGTGCATAGAGCTGTTTGGCCGCCAGTTCACCATAAACAGCGTCGTACCACAGCGGCTTGATCTCCGGCCGTTCGAGGTATTGCACCAGCGACGACTGCGAAGCGAGCCGTTTCCAACCGCGACGTTCGGCGATGCGGTTGAATTCTTCGAAGAGCTGCTTGGTCGTATAAACCGGAACACGGCAACGGCGCAGGGCGACGATCTGACGTCCGGCCGCTTTGGTAATTTTCAGCGTGTTCGCATTGCAGAACTTGCCAGACACGAGGCAGGCATAGCCCTCTTTTGTATATTGGCGGAGCTTGTCGCGCAGACGAGCTTCACTCTTGGGCAGGGTGTGTCCGTAGGCTTGGCGCAACTCTTCGGCCGTGGCGAAGATGTTGGACCAGATGACCGGCGTATTGTTGTTGCACGCACGTCGCATCGCTTTTTGTGTCCCCCGCATTTCCCGAAGAGCATTCAGCACCCGCGCATTCAGCGTGTATTCTGTTTGTTTATCCTCCGGTAAATGTTCGCCGTTCGGCAACATATATTCATGATAATACTTTTGTGCTTCGCTATCGACTGCAAGCGGCATATCTTCCTGTTTCATTATCTTTTCGGGATTACCGTATTTCGCTTCAAAACGCAGTCGGAACCGTTCAGGTAGTGAGTGGTACTCGATCAGAGCATACGAACCGAGCCCCTTGCCAACGCGAAAAGAATTAACTTGCTTGCTTTTAATCAGATAATCATATTGATATATCTTCATAATTGCTTCGCCATCATCCGACCGCGTCAAATCGTACTTCGTAACCGCGATTTTATTCCCAAACCATTCCATTGTTTTCTTCCTTTGATTCCCGCGCCGGTATCGCTCCGGATAACACCTTCGTGTTTACGGGAATGAATTACGCATCGATTATTTGCATAATGAATCCGCGAGGTTCTGTGCTTCGAACACAATATTTCCCCATTCTTGAAGCACTACATTCTCATAGGTTTTAATCAATCGTTCACCCCGAAAGAGTGCCGCAGTACACATGTCATTGTCGAGTTCTACTCGAACGCCATTCAAAAAGGTTTGAACGATACGTCGCACACGACCGTCGGCATCAGACTCGTAGCAAGTTTCGCAATTAGGCATAAAACCCTCCGGCACGACAACCCTGTGCTCGACGGTTCCGCCTTCAACGAGTGCTGCATTGCGAATTTTTTTAGCGAGATTGCTATCGGTCACATAATTCAATGCCGACCAAACCGTTACATTGCTTACTCCGAAAACTTGGCGTAGTTTTGCTTTCTTTGATTTGGGTAAATTGATCCGTTTCATTTTATATTGTGGTATGGATTTTTATTGTTATCTTTATCGGCTATCTTAATTATTAAGACACTGCAAACATAGGGATAATTATCCCTTAATCCAAATAATCAGGTGATAATTTTCTACAACAATGGGGAATATTTTATCTCGAATAGAGCAAATTTCTAAAAATGAAAGTATTACAATAGGGGCATTAGAGCGAAAAATCGGTGCGAGCAAGGGGGTTTTATCCCGGGCAATAAACAATGGAACCGATATTCAATCGAAATGGATCCAATCGATAGCTGAAAATTATCCCCAATATTCGGCGGAGTGGTTATTGGCGGGACGTGGAAATATGCTGAAAAGTCAAGACACGCAATTAGCCTCTCCAACTGTACAGGCGCAGTTTTCATTGCGTACGGACAGAAAAGTAGCCATGCAAAATATTCCGCTGTATGAACTCGATGCTGTTGCAGGGCTTGTTGCACTTTTTGACACGCAAACACGCCAAGTTCCGGTCAGCCATATTCAAATTCCGGACTTACCTCGTTGTGATGGGGCGTTATATGTACGAGGAGATTCAATGTATCCCTTACTCAAAAGCGGAGATATTGTTTTATATAAAGAAATACCCAGCCGAGCGGAAGGTATTCTTTGGGGAGAGATGTACCTGTTGTCATTCGTAATCGATGGAGAGAGTTATATTACAATCAAATATATTCAGAAAGCTGACGATGAACGATACGTACGTTTAGTCAGTCATAATCCCCACCATTCGCCGAAAGAGATCCCAGCAGATTCGATTCAAGCATTAGCATTGGTAAAAGCAAGTATCCGATTCAATACAATGGGATAGTCATAGTGTTTCGCACAGTTTTTATATCAACAAATAATAAAATATCAGATTATTGTATTGATAATCAATATAATACATAGAATATAAAATTAATCTACGTCAAAAAATAATGTCATTAAGGGGTATTTATAACGCTATTTTATTGCATTTTGAAGGGAATTTCATGCACTAACCATTGAATTTACCGCATTTTTCCACATCGAAATTGCCGTCTTAATTGCCGTTTAATATATCTTTTTCGTTTTTTGATATAAATTCAATTTGCCGTTTTAATTGCCGTCTAAACTGCCGTCTTAATTAGAGATTGGCATATCATTACGTCTGCCGATATAGTTGTTTGAAAGAATGTTTTTAATGCTTTGAACAGTATTTTGAACCTTGAATACCTTGTCGCCATTGCAAGTCTGCCACATATAGCAGAACCCCGCCAGAATCGCCGTTTTATCGGATTCTGACGGGGTTTCGTCTTCTTAATGCGGAGCTATTTTCCTCCGTATTTTAGGATATTTCTGGGACTATTCAAGGACATGTAACATTTATCGCTTGAACAGACCGTTCAAATGCCTCCGGATGTAACACAAAAGTAACAGCTTTGTCGCATTTCGATCGCGCAACCGTCCGAGGTTACTTTGTGCTTATCTCTCTGTTTTACATTGGTTTTACCCTCTTAATGCTGTCTTCTATTTTGACACATTTCGTTTTTACCCCCATACAATCATAGTGCGTTTCTGTATTACCGAGAATTTGGACCTTCCGTAATCAAAGGATTTGTATACCTTTTTTTTGATACGCTCAATAGATCCTTTGTGCTCATGGAAAGTAATCATTTGGGAAGTTCATCCGCTGAATACGGGGCTTGCAGGATAAACGGAGATACATTAGTCTTGACTCCCTTTGTATATAGCAGTACTTTCTTGTACTTAACGGATTATATTAGGGAGAATACAAACCTAGATGATGAACAGATTGAGAAAGAACTTGATCTGTTGGGTGAAAATAACTCATCCGATACGGTTCGGTCTCTGTATAATGAGTGGTGTTCTTTGAGATTTAAGCCCATTGATGTTCCTGTATTTAGATCTAAGAAAGAGAGTATCAACCTCTGTCTCGATCCGGATAAATTTTCTGAGTACCGTTATATAATGAAAGGCCGTAAATTGATAAATATAACAGCAAAAGAAATAAAATACAGGCAACACAATATTTTGCTACAAGATTTATACAAAGTGGATTTGCCTATACCACCAGAGAAAGAAGTATTTAGAAAGATAATACTATATTCCTATAAGGATTAAACAATTTCCGGTGTTCATTGACACAAACGCCGCCGCAGGGATTTATGCGGTGGCGTTTGTTGTATTACACTCAATATCGGTAGTAATTCGGGTTATGGTTCATTCTTTAATCAAAGGTTCGAGATAGGTGACTAAATATTGGATAAACTGCTGTCGGAAGGATTTGTTATGACATAAGTAATAAAAATGATAACCACTATAATTACGAAATGAACCGCAGTGCCGCCAACAACCTTGCGTACGAGCAAATCATCAAAAGAGAAATTTCGATTAGAAAGACTCAAAAAATAAAACTGAATACAAGTTTGAAAAACAAAAATTAAAGGGGCTGTATAATAATTCCAATTTTAATGTTTTCTCTTTTCCCCTGTCAGAATGGATTCTGACAGAAGTATTTTCATTTTCAATGATTTATTAAACTTCCCCTTAATGATATTCACATAATTGAGAGTTCTTAGATATGTAATGACAGTACAAATTCGGAGGTACGTTACTTCCTGACCGATCATTATAGTAGTAAGTGTGTAGTAGCGAAGGAAATGTCGATGAGAAGAATTGATCTTGACCGTAAGATTACTATCCCTTCGGCAAAACTTGGAAACAACTGCTGCACTTCTTCGGGGAGCGGAAAAGGACCGTGGTACCCTTGCCCCACTATGCCGATCTCGGGGTACGGTTCTACAATCAATAATCTTCGCTCTCGTCTTCGCTGTGCTGTTCTGTCCGACTCTGGTCGTTCTCCATCCAAATAGCCCGTTTTCGTTCATAGTCGAGGGCTTTCCACCAGGCGTTGCAGGCATCGAGGAACGCTTGTCCCCCGTCATCCGCCGGATAATTCGCCGCAGACAATCCCGTAATCCGTTCCATTTTCGGGAAGTCCACTGCTAACCACCAGGCATCGAGGTTATCTCCGAACTCTTCGAGCGAACAAAACCATACGTGCTCCTGACACGCGTCGCACCATTGATCGTCAGCATCCGCGTCTATCGAGGATACATACTCCAACGTATTAGGATCGACCCACGCCATCATCTGTATCTCACGCGAGCCGCATCTTTCGCAAACAAGGACACTCGGCTCCTTAGAAGGGCATTCCTCGTCTTGTCCTCGAACAGCACACGCAATGTGCTCGATCAACAGCCGCCGATTGCCCCTATCGAGAGCGACATAGAATCGTCGGGCTGCACCGCACAGGTCAGGTGCAATACTTCGGCACCACACTTTCCACACGCTCGCAGCCCGTGTGCCGAAGATCGTGCGGCATTCTTCTTCGCACCAGCTATCCCGCATATAGTCGAAATAGCGGTCTATAATACTTTTATTTCGTTTCATCGGTTCGTTTTTTTATACGTCATTTATTAATCAAGATTCATTGTCAAATCAGAATCCGCATTTCACGTATGAATTTCCCAGCCGCGGATTCTCGGTTCGCAGTAACATCCCGAACGATCGGGTGTACCGTGATAGACCAGTCCGCCGACAATGCCTGTACTGCCGTCGGCATAGCGCTGCCTAAAAAGAAAGGAATAAGGCGCGGAATCCTTATACAGTTCGATTTCACAAGGACAGTTCGGATTCCGCTCCCACCGTTTCAGATCGTTCAACCGTTCTTCCAATGTTTTGTCGCCGATTCGTTCGGCATAACGCACTACTTCGTCGTAGTGCTCCTGACACATAATTTTCATATTGAGTTAAATTACAGGGTGAATATTTGAAAATCCTATTTTAGTTTTTCCGCCAAGCGATCGATCAATTCACGGCATCCGCACAATGACGGGGTACGGAAACCTCGGCTCACGCCTTTGCAATGGATCTGCGTTCGGGATAAATCGGCGATCCGTCTTTGCAGCATGCCGAGCGTCCAGGGATGGATATTGATCCCATATTTGCCGCACAAGGCAATAAAGAGTTCCGTTTCGACGAATCCTCCCTCCCGAAAAGCAGCCTCGGCCCGTTTCAACGACGTTCTCAGCCGCGCTTCCTCTTGCCGCTGTCATCGTTTTTCCCGTTCGATCCGCACTTGTTCCCGTCTTCGATCTTCCGCAGCGTACAGTTCGCGCATACGGGCGCGATGCCCCTTCAACGGCCGGGCATCCCAACCCAGCGCTTCGAAGGCTGCCACGTAAGACGACGGAATCCACTGGCGGTTCTCCATACGGCGTTGCACGGCGGCTCGCAGGTTGCGAGCTTCCGCAGTCCGCGCTTCGATATATTCCTTGCGGAGCATCCCTCTGCGAAACATACTTCCGGCTTCGAAACAAACGTCGCCGACGCGCAGTACGACGACAATTATATCGTTCGCCTTACGGAACCGGTCTTTTATAATGGGATACCATCCGACGTGTTCGTTCAGGAAGGTCACATCTTCATAGGCCGCGACGATCCGGTCATCCCGACCTGCGGCCTGACGCAATAATTTCACTTGCATAGTCGTATCGAGGTTTTATAGGTTCGGCAATTCGACCGTCAAAGGTTCGAGATAGGTGGCCAAATGTCTGATAAACTCCCGTCGGAACGATACGTCCCGATCGCATCGTTTCCAGAGTTCGTAAACATCCATCCGCTCCTGCTCGATAGCACGGGCGACGGCACGGCCGTGCCGCAGGTCGTTCTGCCAGACCCCCAGAAAAAAGAGATAGAGAATTTCCTCCTCCAGGCGTTCGTAACCCTCCTTGCGCAACAGTTCGGTCAGGGGTCCGTATTCCTCCTCATGAAAGATCTGCGGTTGGATATTGCCGGGCGCATGGCAGACGATCACGCACCGGTCGGCGATGACGAAGATGTTTTTGATGATTTCGTGGCTCATACTCGGTAAATTTTATGGTAAAACAAATGCGCCCCGTAATCGTCGCTGATTACGGGGCGAAACGGGGCGGAATGATATTCAGAGGTCTTGCAGCATCATCCGCAAGACATCGAAAAGCTGTCCGACTTCGAGGTTCCGCACCGGCACGCAGCGATCTCCTCCGTAGTCGTACGACAGGCAGGCATACAACACAGCATGTTTTATCTGGAAAGCTGTGACATAGCATTTATCCTGGCGTTCGTCCGATGCCGGATATTCGTTGCCCGAATCGAGGCTTTGGCCCGTCATTTCGGAAACGATTCCTGTCATCAGATCGACGAGGCGTCGGCGGTGTATTCGGTCGATCGCCTCGTATCGTTCCAGCATCTTATCTCTTTCCGTCGCGGTTCGGCTGTCGGAAAGTTTCGCATCCTCCGTTCGGAGGTTCTCGTTCGGAATTTCCTCTCCCGTGTAGGGATTGAACAGCGGGCCGTAGGCGAGCGGTTCGGCTTCGACAGCGAAGATTCCGCGCTCGGAGTCGCAGAAAAGCTCCATCGGAACGGGCGTCGTCGCAACGACATGCCGCGCTTCGGATTCGGAAAGTCCGCTTCCCGTCAGCGAAGCGGCCCGGCGTCGAAAGGTTTCGGGCGTCGAAGACTCCGAGAGCTGCAAGTCGAACGTATCGCCCTCGGTTTCGGTAACGATCAGTGTGTCGTCATTCATAATGTTATAGGGATTTAATGGATATGGAGTGTGGGCGGAACGTAACAGACGATCCGTTCGTGCCGAAGATCGTCGTAGAGAATCTTCACGGGTTGCGGGACGTTGTAGATATGGCAATTGGAGATCGGCGCGTCGAGCGCATCCCACTGCTCCTGCGACAGAGGTCTCTCCGCAGGGCGGTAGCACCAGACGACCAGCTGCCGGGGCGAACGTCCCGGAAATACGGTAGCTTTGTAGTCGTGCAGGAACGTCTGGAACGCTGCTTCGTCGCCGATCTCCCGGCCGTTCGTGCGGTAAAGATCGCTGCCGCACGGCCGTTCGATCCGATAGACATAGAGCCTGCGCCACGCCTCGGTCGTAAAGTCGCCATAGAGCGGATCGGGTTCGCGGTAGCTCCACCCCGCGACTTCGGCTTCGAAGCGGATCGACCCGTTGCCGCAAGGTCCGTCGTGACCCCAGATTTTGAAAGAACCCCGCCGGAGACCCTCATAGCGGAATGCGGCAGCCGCGACATGGGTAAAGGGGCCTCCGCTGCTACAGCACTGTACGCCGTCGTTCGTCCGCGAGGCGAAGGGATCGTAAGGATAGATACAGACGGTGAGCATATCGTTTCTGTCGTAGGCGATCAATGCACTGCCGGCATAGTCGCCGTGGCGGGAAACGTATCGCACCCGATCGCCGCAATGCGGCCTGTCGGCGCTGCGTGTCGATTCGATGTATTTCTTCATGGCATTGACCGCTTCGACGTCCTGCTGTGTCAGGCCGTGTTCGTGGTCGTAAAGCGGATTCAATGCCCGTAACGTGTCGAGGGTATAACAGCCCTTCGTCGGATCATGTGTCATCGTTCGTTATCGGTTTAGAGATTCGTAAATGAAAAGCGAAGACCGAAGCGTCGCGGAACAACCTCGACCGCCTCCGAATCTGTCGGGCAGACGATCTGTATTATCCCGAACGTACCGGTTGCCTCGGGAAGAACACCGGTGCGCGACGGCGGCGCAGCGACGGGAAAATACCGCAAGGCGGAGGTGTGCCGACGCCGAGGATGATTTTCCCGTCCGCAGCCGACGAGGGCGCGGCAGCGGCCGTGCGCGTGCCGAGCTTCCCCGCAGGCAACCGGAGGCGAAGGTGAATTATATCTCAGCCCCAAAAGATTTGGCCATATCGAATGAAATATAACTATATTCTATATCCGAATTTCAATAACAGAGAAATAATCTTTAATTTTGTATATAGTGCGAACATGTGTCATTATGTGTATCAGGGATTATATCAGAAGAAAGACAACACGGGTAGCCTCCCAAGTTTCGGAGGTGACAAATGAGCAGCAACAGACGTTAATGCCAACGGTCATCAATGAAAATGAACCTCAATATCTACCGGTAAGAGAGATCGGAGAAAAACTCGACACCGATAACCTCATACGCAATATAGCCTTGACCGGGCCTTACGGCTCTGGAAAAAGTACCGTACTTTATACGTTACAACAGGATTATAAAAAGCATACCTACTTACAAATTTCACTTGCAACGCTTGAATCGTATGATCTTTTGGAACGCGACGAGAAAAAGAAAGATAAAAAAGACATCGAGCAACTCAATCGTCTCATTGAGTACAGTATTCTGCAACAACTGATCTATCGTGAAAAATACGCAACTGTCCCTAACTCACGGATCAAAAGAATTTTTCATTTCGATAACTGGAAATTGTTTGGGTGGACAGTAGGTATTCTTCTATTTTTCATAGCCTTTCTGATTGCGTTCGAACCCTCGTGGTTACGTGTAGAAACAATGTACAGAATACTCGACATGGGGCCGGTGGCTAATTCGGTAGCTGATATTCTTAGTGTCCTTTATATGCTATTCGGAATATCGGTCTGTATTCGAAAAATACTGTCGGCATTTTGCGGGTATCAGTTGAGCAGATTCAATTTGAAGGATGGCGAAGTTGAACTCAAAGAAGCATCCATTTTTAATAAACACTTGGATGAGATCATCTATTTCTTCCAGCGTACGAAGTATGACGTGGTAATTATCGAGGATTTGGATCGTTTCAACACTTCCGATATATATCTAAAACTCAGAGAGCTAAACCAACTCATTAACGAATCCAAAGAAATAGGAAGACATATCGTATTTATTTATGCGGTTAAGGACGATGTATTCAAAGACGAACAGCGAGCTAAATTCTTCGATTACATTACGACGGTAATTCCAATTATCAATCCGTCCAATTCGAAAGACAAACTAAAAGAAGCTCTTCGACTTCGAGGATATGAAGATATTGCGGATGATGACCTTGAAGAAATGGCTTTCTTCATTAATGATATGCGATTACTTCAAAATATCGCCAACGAATACCAACAGTATAGAACTCGATTATGTGCTACAGGGCAAATTACATTGAACCCGACCAAACTTCTGGGAATGATCGTTTACAAGAATTATTTCCCAAAAGATTTTGCGCAGTTGCACAATCGGGAAGGCGATGTATATAAGTGCATAGCGATGAAACCTAAATTCATCGTTTATGCCTTACAGCAACTCGACGAGCAGAAAAAACAGTTGGAGCAAAAAATCAAAGAGTACTATCACTCCGCTCATATTGCAAAGAACGACTTGCGGGAAATATGTGCTTATCAAATCATAGCTGAAATGCCGCAAAAACCTCAAACGATAAAAATAGAACAAAAATATCAGTCTTTAAAAGAGGTTATAAAAGATGAAGAATTATTCGAGCAGATGATATCCGAAGATCAGATCGATTACCAATATCATCATATTCTGTATGGCACACAACCTGCCAATTTCAATATTGGTCACACAGGGTTAAAATTAGATCGAATCTATTGGAACCGAAAAAGGGCCATTGAAGAATTGCCGCAAGAAATCCAATGCGAACGTAAGCATATCGACGATGAAGAACGAAAAATCAAATCGTTGCGACTGCATGAATTACTCACGTCATACGATATGGGGCAATGTACTGATTTTACAGGTATCAAGTTGGCTCCGATGTTGAATGTATTTCTCAGACAAGGATATATTGACGAAGACTATTACGACTATATTTCATATTTTTATGAAGGCATGATAACGCTCAGTGATTACCATCTGCTTCTTACTATGAAGCAAGCAATCAAAAGCGACTATAATGCTAAAATCGATAAGGTCGGAAACTTTGCCAAGAAGATACCGTTGTCTACATTCAATTACGATTCAGTACTAAACATTCAGTTGGCAGACTGTCTTTCCGTTCATAATGGGGAATTTCACGAGAAGTTTGAATTATTGATGAAACGTATTGAGAGAAACAATGCCCCGCTCGACTTTATAGCTCAATATTATCAGAACGGGCACCATTCACAATTACTATTTCAGCGTTTCATCAAATGGAATCCACAACATAATTGGCAGGCAATACAAAATTATCCGAATGAAACAGAACGTACTGCTTTAATAGAAGGATGGCTCAAATTCTGCAATCCTGTCGAATCGTTCGAAGAACAACGAACATGGCTCGATAATAATTACTCTTTCTTAACCGACCATAAAGAAGCGATAGGCCTGGAGCAGTTGAAATGGTTATCGAATAATGGCAAATACAATCGGCTAAATAGTGACTCAGCAGACCTGCTGCAATATGTAATCACTAACAGTCTATATGCTCTTAATTGTGGGAACTTGTGTGTCATTTTGAACTATCTGGCCGGTATGGACAAAATAAATCCCGAAAATCTAAATTTGAAACGAGTAAAGGAATACGCGAGCAGGGATGTTGTTTCCTATGTCGAGCAAAATCTTGTATTATGCCTGAAAGAATTTTCACATACGATAAACGATGAGGACGAAGAGGCATTACTGATTATACTTAACGATGACATGATTGATTCCGAAACAAAGAAAACTTATCTTCATACACAGCAGCAACGAATTTCGGACATAGCAAGCGTATCGGATGGGGCAAAAGATTTGGCGATCGAGTTATTACTTATCGAACCGTCTTGGGAGAATGTTGCGGCGTACTTCGCATTTTCCGAAAGTCAGGTATCGGAACTTCTGAAACATTACATCGAACACTATAAAACGGAATTGGGAAGTCACGTTTGCGAAGATTCAGTTGCTGAAAAAGAGGCTTTGTTCGATGCCCTCATTGGATCGAATATTTTAGAATTCAGAGCATATCAGACGATTGCCCAATCGTTCAATTATCTGATAAAAACAGACCAATATCTCGCCGATCTCGAATCCGACAGAGTAGATTATCTCATTGATGTTGGTATGATTGCTTTCACATACGAAAATACCTCAAATATTGCTTCTCATAGGACTTCGACATTGGTTAAATATCTGATTCATCATAAAAACGATTACTTGAAAAATATCGATTGCATCGAATATTCAGTGGATATCGCTTTAAGTCTTTTGACATCCAATGCATTTACGGTACAAGAAAAATCTACAATAATACCGTTATTAAAAGCTCAAATAATCGAAAGTAATAAAGATTTGGCGTCAGAAATATGTATCCTATTGACTCAGGTAAAAATCAGCTTGGACGAAGAGTGTCTGGTGGCTGTTATTGCAAATGCAAGCAATATTAAAAATCGAATCCTGATTGTTTCGCAGGCTATTACAGCTAATCCCAAAAATATCGCATTGACAGAGAATTTATTGTCCGCATTACCAAAGCCGTACTCCGATATAGCCGTACATGATCGCAAACATCCAATTCTCGAAAACAACGGCCCCAATCTTCGATTGCTCGATGCGCTTAAAAACATAAGATATATTTCGTCGTACAAGTTTTCGGAAAAAGAGGTGAAAATAAACAAAAAGGTTTGGGAATAATATCATCTTTCGCTATTTAATTGAAGACAAAATCTCGGGCTCCTATCACCGTCGCTCCAGAACGACTATTTCGGCTGTGACATTTGTCCGCGCGAACCGTTCCTGCATAGGTGTACGGTACAGAACCTCGAATTGCCGCAGCGTTTCCTGTATGCCCTTGGGGCGCTGTTTGTCGATGAAACCGTGCGGAAGCAGCAATACACTCCGGTCGCCCGGCTGTTGTACCTTCGCAAGCCACGAAAGGAAATCGACGACCTCCGTCGTTTCGAAGGGAGGGTTGGCAACGATGTTCTCGCAGCGGAAATCGATGTCCCGATATGGCCCGATCAGCGTTTGCGTCACAGGATACAGGCGTGCGTAAAAGTCCGCCAGCTCCCGGTCGACTTCCAATCCCACGATCTGCGAGGGATGTACGCCTGCGGCGATCAAGGCCCGGGTGAGTTGTCCCGTACCGCAGCAGACGTCCATGATACGGCTGTCATTCTCGAAATACCGCACGGCAAGGGCGGCTATCTGCCGGGCCGTAGCATCGGGCGTAAGGTACTGCGACAGGCGGACACCGCGTCGCTTCTGCTGCTCGCACAGTGCGTCGTAGGGCCAGTTATCCCCGTCGTAGCGGAACGGCAGTTCACCGTGTTGTTGCAGGTAATCGTGAATTTCGCAAAGCGTATCCGGCCAGATAAGCAGCCGGTTTTTGAAATAGCTGTTCGCAAGCGCATAGCGCTTAGCAATTTTTTCAAATCGTTTCATAGGTCTTAATTCAATTTAGCGTTTCGCTCTCCTCGATTTCGATCGCAGCGTCGTCGCACGCCGCAGCGTAAAGGGACCTGTGAGCGATCGCCGCAGCTTGAGCCTCCGCTGTCTCGATCGTTGCGGCCTCGATGGAAAAGTAGATGCGCTCCTATACCGAGACCTTCCTGTCCTCATAAAATCTGTATTTGGTCATAGATTAGTTCGTATTGATAATTTTAAGCCTTCCGCTCCGGCATCTCGATCGGTTCGACGTTTCCTATCCGTGTGTCGGGATGCGTAGGAAAGTCCCAATCCGGACACGTGAGCTCGTCGAGCGTCGTATGGATGTTGCCGCACGTCAGGCCGCATCGTCGTAAAACAAGCCGGGCGGCTTCCTTGTCGGAAACCGCCCGAACGGTGTAGGCTCCTTCGAACGTGTAGCGTACACCTACTCGAAAATTCCGTTTCATCCTATTAAAAGCTATTCCACATGCCGCTGTCGTAGATATGCGCTTCGAGGTATTGCATCCCCGGCTCACAGGAGACGATCTCGATATGAAGCGTCGGGTCCTTTTCCAACGTCTTCATCATCGCTGCGATCGCCTCCTCGGGATAGCACCATTTCGAGTCGAACTCCCCGCGCATCCAGTTGTCGCGGCCGTCGAGATCGTACAGGTCGAACCGATCGCCGAGGCCGTAGAGAATCTTTTCGTAGTTCGCTTCATTGTCCGTCGAACAATAGAAGCGGTTGATACATATATTCGCCATCGTAAAACAGGTTTGCGTTCCCGCCGCTTTCAGGCGGGAACAGGTTACAGTCGAATGTTATGCCACCGGCCGTCACAATAGACGTTCCCTTCCAGATAGAGCGTATAGAAGTCGGTGGAGATTATCCGCAGACACAGCGAGGAGTCCTTGCGAAAATCCTCGGTCAGCGTCATAAAGAGCAGGGGCGGGAACCGTTCCCGCGAAAGGTAGCGTCCCGTAGTTTCAGCATCCGCAGGGTGGTAGTCATAGACGTGGAAATGCAGAAACAGCCAGCGGACGATCCGGCGGCGCGTGTCAGCGCTCCGGCTCGACAGCCGGAAGCGATGGACATACAGGTTGCGTATGAAATATTCCGGAAAGGGTATCATTCCCGATTCGGAATCGTTTTGAAAAAGGTTCAGCATTTCGGTCTGTAGCGGTTATCTGAAAGAGCCAGGAAGTCGTCGAGCGTGCAGGGGCCGTAATCGAGCGATACCTTTTCCTGAATCGTGCCCGTTTCGTAGCGGAAACTGTAGCAGAGACCGTTACGCTCGATAGATCCTCTGTCCCGATCTTTGTTCCACTTAACATCCGGGAGTTTGTTCAACCGCGATCGATGGGCGGAGATATGGGCATTGCGTTCTCGATCGAGGTGTTCCAGGTCGTGCCAAATCTTAGTCAGGTAGTCCACCCAAATATTGACCTTACGCTCGGAAAGGATACCGATGCGGTGCGGTGCCGGATATTTATCCCGGATATGAGCCTGCATATGAAGATCTATGTGCTTGAAATTCGAGGTGTCGATGTCGATCGCATAGGTCGGTTTGGGAAAATACTGCTTATTGATCCGAAAGAGGATTCCGTTGCGTCGGAAACAGATACGGCTCTGTTCGAACGAGCAGTATTCCGTATTTTCATTATAGAAAACGCCGTACAACAGTTCCGCATCGGGAATAGTGGGCAAAACTTCCTCCAACAAGCCTTGTGCCCTCTGTATCTCCGAAGTAGTTCGATAGTCGGGAGTAAGCGTCAAGCGTGTAAAGCTCTTCTGGTCCATCCAGCATATCATCGCGCAGACACCCGCGTACGGCAGGATTCGATTTCCCGTACATGGTCGTTCAGAGGAAGTGTTTCCATAACGCGACAGTTCTCGGCCGCTATGCCGAGCAGCACTGAGAGCTTCATACAGGCGGCAGCTTGTGTACGCGCCGCAACGCGGAAGAGATACATGGCGTAGCCTTCCGCCGAAATCCGATAGATGTTCATGGTTCGAAACAATTTGGTGAATATTCTTATTGTGTCGCCAGACCGAATGTCCTGCATGGTCGGACGACGGGGCGGAAACTGCGGCAGGCGGCCCGTGCGACTTTTCCGCGTGCGATACCGTTCGAAGAAGGGAAGATCGTGCGCGGAAAAGGCGATAAGGGACTGTGAGCCTGCCGCTAACTTGCCCCGCGTCCGACCGGGACGATACCGTATCATGCATAAAAAAGCGGGCAAAGAGTCCGACAGCAGCCGATTTTGCCTATATTTGTTTCATAACGACCAAATAAAAATCGATATGGAAAAATTACTCGAACAGATCAACGATCGCATCGCAGCTTTTCAGAAGGATGCATATCTTCAGTGATTCAAAGGCAACAAGGCAGCCGGACGGAGGGCTCGTAAAGCCGCATTGGAGTTGATGACGCTGCTCAAAGAGTTCCGAAAGGCTTCCCTCGAAGCGGGCCGGTAGATCGGATATATGGTATTTGTCTATACCTCCTTTCTTCCTGCTGTCGTTTCGTCGCTTTTACGAAATCGGAGAAAAAGACCGGCCGCAAACGACCGGTCTTGATAAGCTGAGATACAACGCGAATCACAGGCGTTGGCCCGTCGCATCGAAGCGGGGCGCTTTCGAGAGCCTGTACCGGATCTTATGGCGCACGAGACGTTCGGCGAGGAGTACCAGATCGTAGAGGCTGTACATCATCTGCCGCTGGAAAACTTTCGCCTTGATCTGTCGTTTCAGGCGGTGCTCGTCCAACTCGTCGCGCGTAATGCCGAGCACTTCGCACACGCCCTCGGCTGACAGGTACATCGGACGGTCGCTGTGACCGCAGAGATATTCGAAAGCCAGAAGCCCCTTGCCGAGAATATAATAGCTGCGCAGAAGACGTTCGAACTCCTCTTCCCCGATCAGCAGATACTTCGTTTCACTGGGATTGTTCGGTCGATCCATAATCACTGTTCCATTGACTGTTCGGGATGTTTGAGGTTTTCTCTCTCCAAACGGGAGAGGTAGTCATAGATCTCCGTCTGAAAGTACAAGCGCCGGCGCCCCACGTTGAACCCGACGAGTTCTTTGCGCTCACGAAGGCGCTGCACCTGACGGGCACTCAGGTGAAGCACCGAGCAAACCTCGTTGAACTCCAGAACCGGTGTCCCGAAAAGCACGTTGCGATGGCGTCTCAAAAATTGAAGGTCCACGGAAAGCGTCTTGACCATTGCATGAATTTCCGCAAGGCGGAGTTTGTCGTCTTTATCCATAATCGAGATAGTTGGTTACGGTGCAAAGGTGACAACTCCCGACCGATATTCTTTGTAACTTACACTGTTACTTACATGAAATTTCCTTGCAGTGGATGATTTAATCCATGATTACGCTATACTGCGAATTTACCGCCCAGCCGGGATTCGACACGATCGATCGCATCCTCGATCATTATCGGTGTAGTCTGCGCATAGATCTGTGTCGTGGTGATCTGTTTATGTCCCAGCATCTTGGAAACTGTTGACAAAGGAATACCCTGTGAAAGGCAGAGTGTCGTGGCAAACGTATGACGTGCGCAGTGAAAGGTTATGTGCCGTGAGATACCGCACTGTTTGGTAATACGACGCAAGGAGCAATTGATACTGCTAAGTTTCGGCATGTCGAATGCAAGCGGTGACGGAGCTGTTCCGCGATATTTTTCCAGAAGACGCAAAGCCGCAGGGAGAAATTTGACCATATATTCTCCACCCGTCTTGCAGCGGTTACCGTGTATCCACAGGTGCCCCTCCGAGTCCGGTATGATTTGTTCACAGGTCAGATAGCGCATGTCTTTGTAGCAGATTCCCGTAAAACAGGAAAAAAGAAACAGGTCGCGGTGGTATTCGTGTTTGGCACTCTTCAATCGTGTCGTCTGAAAAAGCCGTAGCTCCTTCTCGCTGAGAAAAGTTCTCGGTTCCTTCGGAGCGGAATAACTGTAGAAAGCGAACGGATTACGCGGCATAAGACCGTTGTTGAACGAAATTTTCACCACGTTATTCAAACAATCTATGTAGCGGCATGCGCTGCCCGCCTTCAAATGGCAGACAGTTTTCAAATAGACGTGGTATTGCTCGATGAACGACTGTTCCAATTCGAGCAGCGGAATATCGTGGAGGTTGTACTCGTGTTTCAGAAAGGCCCGGAGATGCCCGAGCGACGCCCGATAGCGCCACCAGGTACTTTCTGAGCGATCTACGCCGATACGTTTGAAAAGATCATTCGTGTAATGTTCGAAAACATTCACAAGAGTCCGGTATCGTTCGCCCATACCCAGCCAGGCATTCTTGACCTTTTCAGCCGTGACGTAGGCATCGTGATCGCAAATCGACTGATAGTGTTTGCCGATCTGGATGCGGATATTGTCCAGATGGCGGTTGATGCGTTCCGACTCGACGCTTTTGCCTTTGGCTCGGCCGCCTTTAACCTCCCACAGTTGTTCCGGAACGTTGATCTTGGCGCTGAACTGTGAAATCGTGCCGTTGATCGTGATGCGGCCCATAACCGGATAGACTGCACGCGAGGTGTTCTTTGTTCGTTTGAGGTAGAACAAGACCTTGAAAGTACTGCGCATAAACTCTGCTTTTTTAAGGTGGACAAAAATAATTTCGGCAGAGTCGTCCGACAAGATGAATATAAGCGTAATAGACTGTAAATAACCGTTGTATGTAACCGCAGGCATCCCAAAACAAGGTAATGATTTGGAAACGCAACTCTCGGTTATTTATGCAGAAAGATTCACATTCTCTCGATATTTCAATACCGACATGATGAATAACAATCTGAATATCAGTTATTATACTTCGATTTGCTTTTTATAGATAGCCGTTGTACTTTTGAGAGCGAAAGGGTGGATGGGGCAATAGCATACTGTCCACCTCCGTCGAGCTATATCCGGTATGTGGAAGTTGTCTTTGAGGATGGGACTAAAGCGATTTATATCAAGGGGTATCAGCCGCCGCGCGATTCCGATTATTATTCGAGGCAGGACCCTACCATTGATTGGAATTATGAGGAGGAGGTAACGGCATCTCACGCGGTCAGAACCCGTTGGACCTATACTTTTACCAATGCCGACTACGATGCGGCGGTGGCGCAGCAATTCGCTGAATAGGAGTTGCCGGTCGTGGTTATAAAAATCCTCCCCCCCCCCCCCCGCGGGGGGGGGGGGGGTCGCCGCATGTTTTTCTTTTT